GCTGCTGTTTCTTGGCCATCGCACAAAGCGCCCCAATGAAGCGGGCATAGGCGTTTACTTCTTCCGCTGTAAGACTGACAGAGAACCACGGGAACCTGAGCGTCGTTTCCGTCCGCTCTATCGGCAGAGCATCCACTCCAATGGCTCTTTTGATGAGCGTGGCCTTACTTGCCACTAACTTCTCAAGGTTGGAGAGGGCCTCTTCTGTGAATCCGTCCATCGGCATTTCGATGGTCAGCGTATCATCCGCTTCATCGGGAGTTCCGTAGGCAGGCGGTTCTTCATAATCACAGTAGGGGCTTACCCTGCCGCCAAGTTCCGCTTCCCAGGGAATGACTACGTTCTCGTCAACTGCTTGGGTTTCGGCCAGTGCGGTGTCGTAGGTTCCCTCTGTCGGAACTAAGCTGTGCAAGCCCGAAAGATCTGCGATCAATTCCCAGCTGTCCGCTCCTGTGAGCGTTCCCGCCCTGTCGATACGGTATCCGCCGACCTCGTAGGCGTAGGTCGGTGGGCCTTGGTATTCCGACGCGGTATTCAAGATTTCACTGATCGCCATTACAAGCTTTTTGCGTTGGGTGCCGGTAACATTAAACTTAAATTCCATAGGATCGACCACCTTTCTTTTTGGTAGTCATATACATCACTCTTAAGCTGTAAAATAGCAAGCCGCTTTTCGGTAGCGCGGCAAGAATTTATGTCATACCGCCACGGGCTAAATCCACAATCCCCGCCAGCACGAAACAAACACAGGGGAGGGCCACTCCGTTGCCCACATCTTGTACTCAGCCGAATCGGAGCGGGGACTTTGAACCCATTTCACAATCTGCTTCCGGCTTTTGGGCTTCGTGGAGGTTCCCATGATTTTGCGATGGGTTTCAAACACATCAGACCACCAGAGGATTTCTTCCTGGGTGGGGTGCGGAGTATCCAGACCGGCACACCACCAGTCTGGAAAGCCTTGCAGCCGAGCGCACTCCGTGGGTGTGAGCCGCCGGATTATATACTGCGGCCGGTTCACGATTTGCATATCTTTATAATCCCCGCGCCATCAGCGTAGACGCCTTTTCCGCGTATACCTCGGTGAAACTGCCTGTGGTCATGGAATAGGCCACGGCGTGGCGGTCGGCGGTGTTTAGGGTAAAACTCACGTCGTCGTTTACGCCGTTGCCCTGCGGGCCGTTCTTTTCCTCGCGCCCGATCATGCTGCCCTGGAGGACATATGTCTGCTGGTGGATACCCGGCTCGGCGGCAATTGCTCCAGATTTGCCGTTCAAATCCCTTACCTCATCCCGCTGGTTCTGGGTAAACGCAACTGGCTCTACAATAGCGATGCCGCCCTGGTTGCATGACGGGTTGCCGCCGTTTGCGTCAATCGTCCGCGAGGTTTCAGCTTCATAGACGCCGCTGTGCGGGTTCGCCGATTTCATGGCGTAGCTGTCCTTAGAACAGATGCCGAAAATTCTGGGTACGAAAACCGTCTGATCATTGTTACAGGAGATGGTAGCGGACATATCATCTTGAACCAGTGCGCCTTTCCCGCCACCCTCACAGCCGGAGCGGATTTTCAGTGTCAGCGGGACGTTGCCGCCGCCTGTCCCCATACGCGAGGTCAGTGTTTGTACCTTGCCGCTTGTACCAAGGGTAACCCGGCTGTCGGTTGGGTGGTTCTCAATTACGACCGCAAGCTGGTTGTCGCCCATGTCGGCACGGAGAGTGCCGGACAGGCCTTCATCGGAATGTCCGCCCAGTCTTGAAGCCGCCCCCGGCTCGAACACGATGGGCTGGTGGCCGTGCTCCTGGACTCGGAGCGTGGCCACCAGCTCTTCCGTGACTGACATACAGGCGCCGCCTTGATCGTTTAGGACACGGACTGGCTCTCCAGCGCAATCCTCAGAACTTCCGGGAGTTCTTTGCCCCGGAGAGCCGCACGGCGTATAATCCCTTGACACGCCTTGGTGCTCAAAGAGAATCTCTCCGGCGTGTTCACTTCCAAAATCCGCGACAAGGTAGATTCTCTTACGACGTTGGGCGACTCCGAAAAATTGAGCGTCAACAGTTCGGTAAGCAACGCTCCATCCGTTACCCAGGAGTATGTCGGCATAAGGCCAGCCGTTCTTGTCAGGCGCAGGCACCTCGGCATCCGGCTCGGCAATCTGGACGACCGCTTCGAGGACAGCCTTGAAGTCAGCGCCTTTGTTTGAGGAGAACGCTCCTGGTACGTTCTCCCACAGGATAAATCTTGGATTACGCCCATTTGTCGCGCACCTCATTTCCTTGATGATTCTGATGGCTTCATAAAAAAGGGCCGATTGTTTTCCGTCCAGGCCCGCCCGTTTACCAGCAACGCTCATGTCGGTGCAGGGAGAGCCGAAGGTGATGATATCCACAGGTTCAATCATCGAGCCGTCGATCTGCCCAATGTCCCCGTAGTGCTTCATCTGCGGCAGTCGTCTGGTGGTCACCCGGATGGGGAAAGGTTCTATCTCCGAAGCCCAGACCGGGATGATCCTATTAAAAACGGCTCCAAGCGGGAAGCCGCCGGAGCCGTCGAAAAGTGAGCCGAGGGTAAGCTGTCTATTCATTGGTATTTACCCCCGGTACATCCAAATATGCGGTTTTCACGCCGTTGCGTATTAGAAACACATTCTCTGCACCGCCAGCCTGTTCAATGTACCTTTTGACTATTACATCGCAAAACTTCTCGTCCAGTTCCACGGTGTGACAAACCCGTCCGGTCTGCTCACAGGCAATCAAGGTACTGCCCGAACCGCCGAAGGGGTCTAGAACAATGCAGCCCGTCATGCTGGAGTTAAGTATCGGGTAGGCTACCAGCGGCACAGGCTTCATGGTCGGGTGGTCAGTATTTTTCCTAGGTTTATCGAACTCCCAAATAGTGGATTGTTTGCGGTCGGAATACCAGGCGTGTTTACCCGATTTCTTCCATCCAAAAAGGATCGGCTCATGCTGCCACTGGTAAGGTGAACGTCCCAAGACCAGAGACTGTTTCTTCCAGATACACGTTCCTGACAGATAGAATCCCACATCCTTAAACGCTTTGCGGAAATTGAAACCCTCGGTGTCGGCATGGAATACATAGATACTCGCATCTCTTGCCATGGCTTTTTCAGTCAGGGTAAAAGCGTCCAGCAGGAATTGATAAAACTTTTCACCCACCATGTTGTCATTTTTAATTTTGCCCGCCGTACCCTCATAGTTGACGTTGTAGGGAGGGTCAGTCACCACGAGGTTGGCAAGCTTGCCATCCATAAGGAGGGCAAAGGTCTCTGTTTTGGTACTGTCTCCACAGACAACACGGTGCGGCCCTAAAAGCCACAGATCACCTGACTGGGTCACAGCAGGTTTGGCGAGTTCACCTTCAACATCGAAGTCATCGTCTTTTACGTCTTCGGCACCGCCCAGCAGTTGGTTCAATTCCGCGTCGTCGAAGCCAAGAAGGGATACATCGAAGTCAGAGGCCTGTAGATCGGCAACCTCTACCGAGAGCATTTCAGCGTCCCAGCCAGCGTTCAGAGCCAGACGGTTGTCGGCAATAATGTAGGCTCGCTTCTGGGCTTCGGTCAGGTGCTCCGCAAAAACGCAGGGTACCTGGGTAATACCTTCCTCTTTGGCAGCCAGGATGCGCCCATGCCCAGCTATTACATTGAGGTCTTTATCCACGATGACCGGGTTGACGAATCCGAACTCTCTGAGCGAGGCTCTTAGCTGAAGTATCTGCTCCTTGCTGTGGGTGCGGGCATTTCTGGCGTACGGCACCAGCCGGTCGATATTAACTTTTTCAAAACGCTCGGTTGTTTTCATTCTTATCGTCCTTTCCTGCCTGACAGCAGGGCTTCCATAATGTCGTCCTGCGGATTGCCGACGAAGGCAGTGGTGCAATTCTGTTTAACAATGTCAAAAATCTCATACCAGATGAGATTGGCCTGTTTCTGAAAGGATTGGCTCATCTGCACAAACGGACTGGTTATCGCTCCACCCGTGGTGGGATGCTTGCCCAAAAAGCCGTAGGTGCTGATGGCTTCCTCACACTGGATGTAGCGCGTGAACGCTTGAGCATAGGCTTCAATCAAACGCGGGTTGACGAACTTTTCACAACCGCGCTCCTTGAGCCATTTCCAGGTTTCTATATACAGATCGTCAGCGCCCAGCGGCTTACCGTCTTTTTGTCTGGTGCTTAGGTAATCGCTGGGCACGGGCATATCTTCTCCGTATAAATCCGCCGCATCATCAAGATCGTCTGCTTCAAGCATCGACTCAGGGTGCAGTTCCCGGACTTCTAAAACTTTAGCGGTTTTTCCAGCCATAATTTTGTCAGCAAGTGGCTGTGGCTTGTCACCGGCGCGGACCCGACGTCCGCCCCTGTTGGTTCCGTCTTTTGCCACAAGCCTTCACCTCCTTGCTGTGGCGGGGTTTAACCCCCCGTTTGAACTGTAATTTTTGCGCGCGAAGGGAGCCGCCCGTTCTCCGGGGCAGGGGCTATAGAGATTTGATACCCCCTGGGGGGTGAGACAATAAATTCATTTCCCCCAACGACCGCCTTCGCGGGCAGTGATCTCGGAGTGACAAGACGTACACAAACTCATGAGGTTGTCCACATCGTTGGTGCCTCCTTGGGATAGCGGCTTGATGTGGTGTACTTCCTCAGCAGGCGTGATCCGTCCGTCCTTTTGACATTGCTCGCAAAGTGGGTGCGCCGTGATATATCTATCCCGAATACGCTTCCAACTCCTGCCGTAACGTTTCTTCACGGCTGGGTCCCGCTGATAGCGTTCGTATCGTTTTGCTTCGTCCTTGGTGTGCTCCTCGCAGAATCTGCTGGCTGTCAGCTTGGGACAGCCAGGGTGGGAACACGGCCGCTTGGGCTTGTATGGCATTGGTTCACCTCGTTATTGGCATACAAAAAGCCCCCGCGGTTGTAACTCCGCGAAGGCTCTTGATACAGCTTTCGATATTAATATTATACTTGGTCCTCAGGCAAACACTCCCTCATAATTCCCTCATCTTTATCCGAACAGCATACTGCGCAGGTGGTTCAATGCATTGCTCCTTAATCTCTCCACGTGGCTTTCGCTGTAACTAAGTTCATTCATCAGACGGTAGGTTGCTCCGGACTTCTGATTGTCGCCCATGTAGTATTCAGATAAAATGTGCTGCTCGGTATCGGTCAGGCTGGACCAGGCAGGCTCGAACCATGCCATGTACTCAATCGCCTGGCTGTAGCGTTCCTTCAGGATGTCCAGCTTGTCAATCTGCGCTGCCAGTTTGTCGGCTCCAGCCTGGGGGTTCCTGGCAGACGGCATCCTGGATAGCTTCGGGATTCTAGGTGTTATCATTTTTTCGTACACGTTTTTGATTTCCTCTGGAGTGTTGTTGATGATAAACCGCATATTATTATAGTCGCGGATGGCGGCTACGGTAGCGGCGTTCTTATTAATATATTTCAGCGCAATCATGCTGCCACCTCCTTAAGGTTTGCTTTTACCGCATCTATCAAAGCGGTCTGGGTTTTGTCTTTGAGTCGTAAGGCTTGCATTACTTGCTCGTCAATCGTACCTTTGGTGATAATGTGATGGATAACAACTGTATCCTTCTGACCTTGCCGCCAGAGCCGGGCGTTGGTCTGCTGGTAGAGTTCCAACGACCATGTCAGCCCAAACCAGACCAGAGTGGAACCGCCCGCCTGCAGATTAAGTCCATGCCCGGCGGATGCCGGGTGGATCACGGCCAGCTGTATTTCTCCGTCATTCCATCTCTTGATGGAATCGCTGCTGTCCAGCTTCTCGGCGGGGAAGCGCTGAAGTATCCGCTCCAGATCATGCTTGTACCAGTAGGCAATGAGAACCGGTTTGCCATTGGCAGCTTCGATTACATCCTCAAGAGCATCCAGCTTGCGATCGTGGATTTTGGCTACTGAGCCATCGTCGGCATAAACCGCACCATTAGCCATTTGTAGCAACTTGTTTGACAGGCTGGCGGCGCTTCCGGCATCAATCTCTTGTCCTTCCAGTGAAAAGGCCAGATCCCGTTTCATGGTGTCATAGACCTTTTTCTCTTTGTCCGACAGCCGAACGGAGATCTCGTTTACCACGCATTCCGGCATATTGAGGTAGTCTGTGTTTTTCATGCTGATGGTGATATCGGAAATA